ATTCAATTGAAATATATTTTACCCACTCATTAATTTTTTTTCCATATGAGAATTAACCAAAATTTTCTAAAATAAATTCATATAATTCCTTTGAACAAAATTTTACATAAAAAATATTTTCTCTTTCTGTTACAGATGGTGAACGATCAAACAATTTCTTAATTATATTTATACATTTATCTGAATAATATTTTTCTTTTTTATTAAAACATATTACAATCGAATATGTATATTTATTTTTTTCTAACCACCCATCACCTAACCATAATCCGATAAACCACCAAAATTCTTTATTTGATAATGGAGAATTAATTTTAAAATCTTTTCTTATTTTATTAAAATTGTTACCCCATTTTTCGTTTACATTATAACTTAAATTTTCTTTATATATATTTGGTACTTTGATCCAATTGCCAATGGTTACTTCATCAGATTTTATAAATTTAAAATTAAAGTTCCAATATCTTTCATTAAACTTATAATTGGAGTTATTTTTTTTATAATTTCTTTTTATTATGTCTTTACTACATAATATTGGGTGTTCTTTGGTGAATTTTGTTGTTCTAAACGTATTATCAACCCCAATTTCATAAATATCTTCTTCAATAACGTTATAAATTTGTTTATTTATAATATTAGTATAAAATCCGTTTTCATTTATTAATTTATGTTGTTCTTGAACATCTTCAACTGAAATAAGGCCATCATCGGTCATTACTTTTTCTCCTGGTGGTAAACAACCCATAATATATCTGTGTCCTACTATTGGGTCTTTCCATTGCCAAAGCGTCCCATTCATATATTTTTCTTTGGGTGGCTTTATCATATTCTTCGCAATGTTAGCTTTAACTTCCTGTGGGATTACGTCGTCACCTGATCCTAAAAAATCACACTCAATTTCTTGGGCAATTCTTCGTTTATCCCACTTTAGTTTTCTAGCCATAGATTCATACCAAGGTGAATAAGGTTTATACCCTAATTCAATTATTTCATCGTAATTATCGGTCACTTCTTTATCGTAAGTAATTTCGTCATCAATGTATAATTCCCTATTTAACATATAGTGAATCATGTCGGTAACCTTTATCCATTTAATATCTTTAGCGTACCTACGGTCTTTATACCATCTTAAATCAGTTATATGGAAGTTATTCTCGCCTGTTAATGATTGGTTATAGATTGGATGATAAATTGGGTCATGTCCATTAGGTGTTGAAATTAAAATAACTTTTCCTCCTGTTGATAAGGAAGCCATAGAAGCTGCCCAAAAATCTTCCCCGGCTTCGATGAATGCGGCCTCGTCAAATATTAACATAGTAGGCGCAAATCCACGTAGAGCATCCTTTGATGTTGCTACCGCCTTTACTTCACAACCATTATTTAAACGATACCTACTTTCTGAATTCTTGTCAGGGTCAAAACCTACATTCATCCAATCAGGCCATTGTCTAAGAAAATCCTTTATCTTATTGGATAATTCAATTGCGGTATCACGTTTATTTGCAATAATTAATATTTTGTGCGGATTATCAGGTTTAGCAATCTGTAATAATTTAGATATCCAAGCGGCCGTTACAGTTGACACCCCAGCTTGACGATATTTTTTAGTTATATTTTCATTAAATTCCTCATAGTCGGAAATTAATTGTATTTGGTCAGGAAATAAATCTAGAGGTACGAATTTTTTTTGAGTATTATCATAAGTTTGAAGATATGTCCTTAACGCATAAGGGGTATCTTTAATTATTCGAGCATACTCTTTAAGTTGTTCTATTTTGTTATTCATTGATATTCATTATTATTATAATAAATATCCACGAAAAGGCATAAAAAAAGGTGGTCTTGACGGAGCCACCTTTTACTATGTGTTAGAGTTTTGTTTAATTTCCTTGTTCCGGATCAATGTCAGTTGCTTTAGGGCCAAACATACCTTCAGGTTTATCCATTTTGATACCTAACGATGTTAAAAAGTTCATTAAATCTTCATCATTAACTTGTTCTGTTGCTTGCTCCAAATCAGCCTCAAAATCTTCTTGTTGTACTTGATTATTTACGTCATGGAATATTCGATTTACATTATCCATCAATAAGTTCATTAATCTTTTTCCTCTTTCAGTATTAGTTAATACTTCCTTAAAGAATACAAAGAATTTTTTGGGTGGTAGTTCAAAAATTTCAGTTAATAAATAGTTTTGTAACTCTACCATATTTTCATCAACTAAAATTTCTTCAGGAAATTGATCTCTTAGTCTATCCCAAATTGCTGGTCCTAAGCGTAAATCCCAAATTTCTTGTTCCATTGTATCTTCTTCACTTTCAACCTCTTGGTAGGTATCGGCATTTCTACCTCTTGTTCCAAATAATTCCATAATACCTTTAATAAGTTCATGAACTAATATTGGAAAATTAACTCCTCTTGCAATAATTGTAGGCGGATCAGTTTCAACGTCTATATTTTCTTTTCCTCCAACTAAATCACCCTCACCACCTCCACCCATAGCTGCTTTCATAGTGTCATCACTTAGTTGCCAATACAATGAATCGTTTATTGACATTAAAATACCATATTGACTAATTAATGTGTCTGAACCAGTAATTTGACGAATTCTATCTGCCACATAGTTATACATATAGTGACCTCTTTTAGATGCTCCCTGTATTAAACTATTAATCATACGTCTTTTTGCCTTTTCTAAGTCAAGACCTTGGAGTTCCCCAAATAAGTCTTCTTCGATTTGAAAATCTTCATCAGCTTCTTGTGGTTCTTGTTCACCACCGGCTTCAGGCTCTTGTTGGTTATCTTGTGGTTTATTGAAATCATCTGTATCAATTTCACCCATTCCAACAATTTTAACGTCAAATTGTAATGAGCCTTCAGGAATACCCATTTCTTTCATTACTAACTCTATAGCCAATTGTTCAAGTTGTTCTCTTGAATTTCTTTCAATGTTAACAATATTATTATGAGCCTGCCCCATTAACATAATCAACGGCATTAACCCTCTTGGATCACCAGACGCACTTAAAGTAGGAGCATTTGGAACATATTCTCTTAATTTTGCAACTACTTGACGATATCTATCAGACGCTAATAATTCTTGGAAATTTTGATTGGGATTTCCTGTTTCCGGATACGGTATATTTTTATGTGTCGTGTCGCCAGCAGCCAATTTCTGTTGAAGACCTCTTTCAGGTCTGTCAGGTGTTTGAAAATCCATTGCCATCTCTTGTAAATTTTGTTTGTACAAAGATAACAATTTTTCTTTAGATATGCGTATTTTACTCATTATTTTTTTTAAAAAATTCTATAATTACGCTTTAGGCATAGTTTTAGGCGCTACATTAACTCCCATTTTAGCCTTCGGTGCAGGGTTTATACCAGGACCAGGTTTGTATGGTGTTTTTGGTCTTTCATTTGGATTTTGTTTTGGTGGAGTTTTAGTCCCCGGTCTTGTCTTTGGTTCAGCTGGAGCTGGAGCCGCACCACTACCTTTAATAGCTTTATACTTTAAAAACTCAGGAAGTTTTTTTGTTTCCACTTTATTTTCATCCATTTCAATTCCTTGACCTGTATTGTTATTTCCTAATTCAGATTGTTTTATTTGTGTCCATTGATGTAAGATATCAAAAGCGTCAAGTTCGTCCATATTTGTTTTTTCGGACAACTTTGTTGCTATATTAAATATATGATAAGGATCACCATTTTTTCTAAATGACGAATAATTCCCCTGTTCATCTTTTCTAATTTCAAAATTTTTATCTAACCAATTAAAATATTTTGAATTATTATCTAACCCCAATTCAACTTCATCCAATTTTGTCATAATCATTTCCATGATGTCGTTTTTTGTAGTGAAAGGACGGTAGTGTTTTTGTGCTACATCGTCAACCCACTCGTTAATACTCTTGTTTTCTTTTTTCTTTTTAATCATATCCAAAAAAGCTTGTTTTTTACTTACTTTTCCGTCTTTTTTGTCATTAGATTCATTGTCATCAGCATCATTGTCATCGTTTTCATCAACTTCTTTTTCTTTTACTGGATTTGATGACTTAGATACATTAGATTTTCCACCAATAGTTAATCCTGGCATTGCACCCGCAGCTTCTTTTACTTCTTTTTTAACAACCTTAGCTTTAAGTCCCGGTACGCCAGATTCTTTCATTTCTTTTTCAGCAGTTCCATTTTTCAATTCACCACTACTTTTCTTAGCAGTTAATCCTGGTACACCTGTTTCCTTAACAACCTTTTTAGCTTTAAGTCCTGGTACACCACCTTCGGGAACAATTTTAACGTCAGTATCTTTAGCCATGTTATTTACCTTCATTTTTGTATTTGGGTCGGTATCTAACGTTTTTTGACTAACAGTTAATGATTCATTAATTCTACTTGATAAACTTAACAATTGTTTATCAGAAAAATTCATCAGGGTTTTTGATGTAAACCCTTCATTCAATAATTGGTTTATAATTTCGGATCTCTTCATTTTGTATTTTATGTTTTATATTTCTGTTTTTATTAATTTGTAACCTCTTTGATCAAGTTTTCTCTCTACTGATTCTAATTTCTCGCCAAATTTAAAAGAAATTCTTGAATCTGCAGCATCATAATCGAATTTTTCCCATCCTAATGAAATAATTCCATGAACTGCATCAATTACACCGAAATAATCCGAATTTTGTATCAATTCTAATTCAAGGTCGGTATCTTTAAGTAATCCAACTAAACTAATATATTCAACATCTGGCGATTTTGAAATCGAAGTCGATGCAGCGGGTATGGTAAACCACTCATCAACATCTATTTCGTCCATTTCACTAAATATAAACTCATACTGTCTTTGATGTTTATAATCTAATCCAATTTCATTTATAAAAATTAGTCTCATAAATTATTCAAAATATTTAGACAAATTATCTTTAATCATTCTATTAACTGCGTTAGTTAATTCATTAATGTCAAGTTCTTTTGTTTGATGTAAAGGTTTAGTTTTAAATCTCGGTTCTCTTGGCTTCATTTCTAATTCAGGATCAGCGTCATGATGCATAGTTGGTTCGTCTCTTTCTAAATTATCTATATCGTCATCTTCATAACCATTATTATATTCAGGCTCGGCGTCTTCAGTACTTCTTGCGTCTAAGTAACTTATTTCGTCCATTTCATTTTCTTCGTCGCCTAATGAATATTGTCCGAGTAAATCTTCATCATCAGTTGGAGTATTTACAAAGTCTTGTAATCTAGACATAGTTTCATCAACTTCTTCATCAGGTTCAGGAAAGTTTAATTCATCTTCGGGCGCGGTATCACCATCAGGATTTTCAAATTCTTCTTCATCGCGGTCAAATTTAGACGCAATATCTTCTATATCTTCATCATCCAATTTTTGTAAATCAAGAGCAGATATAACCATATTAAGAACGTATTTAATGTCGTCGCTTTCAAGTTTTTCTTTTTGATCTCTTAACTCTTGACCCAATTTACCGCACCATTTTTGAATTGTTTCCATATAGCCTGAACGAAGATTTTCTTCACCTCCTTCATCACCCATAGGTATTTCATCTTCTGGTGAAGGCTCATCTCCTGTTGGAATAGGTGGAATATCGGTATTTTCAGGTGCTGGCGGTTCCGGTATTGGTGGTGCTGACATCTGAGCTTCCATAGGTGGTTTATTTTGTTTTAGAACATATTTTGTGGCTTCCTGAAGAATATCTTGTCCCTTTAAAAAATCAAGACGTTTAAATGCTTCGCCATAAGATGAAAATTTATTTTTATTTTTCATGAACATACCACCGATATACTCTAGTGAACTTTCATTCAAACCTTTTTTTACATAAAAACCGTCTTTTTCTTTAACGATACCATATACGCCACCGCTTTTAGATTCAGTAACAAATTCAGGTTTATCAAAAGAAGGTTTCTTTTGAATATCACCCCAATATGTTAATTCAAGGATTCTTTTTAATTTATCATCCCCTGCTAATTTTTCACTTCCAAGTGGTCTCAATTCTTTCATTTTTATTTGATTTTAAATAATTCTTATTTTACATATAAATACAACGAAATAACTAAAAATGTGTCTGTTTGTTATTTAATAGATAATTTATTGTCGATTACGTCCCTTTTAAACTTCAACAGTTTATCAATTGAACCGTTTCTTCTTAATAATTTGAATGTCAAATTTTCATACGAATATTCACCACCCTTTTCTAATCCACATTGCCGAAATTTCTTAATTTTATCTCTAAGACAATCTATTTGTTCTATAATGTCATTTTCATTAGCCTTTTTAATTAATGCGTCTATTTTTTCCTGAACCTTTTCACCCTTACTAATAATCTGACGGTCATCAATATTAGGAACACTTTTTTCGGGTTCAATTATCCATTTGTTTTGAACTATTGAGTATGTTCCGGAAGATACGTGAGGTTCTTTTAAATCTTGAACATAAATTTCAACATCAAAATTTTTTATCTTAACATCGTGTTTATGATTCCAATAATCTTTTTTAGTGTCAAAGAACTCCTTAAAAATTTTTCTAAGTAGTATTTCATTCTTATTTTCATCACCAAATTCATCCATATCTAACAATATGTGTAAATCAACGTCTGAATACTCAGACCAATTATAATTAGCTAATGAACCTGTTAGAATTATGTCATGGACAAAAAATTCCACCCCTAACGAATCTAAAAAATCATTACTAGTATGTAAGAGTTTTTTTCTCACATCGTCAAGCATAACAAAAGATTCTCCATCCCTCTTGAATACATCGGGCGATAAAGAATCTTTCGATTTAAAAGATTTAACAATTTTTTTGTCTTCTTGTCTGTCTTCGCTTAGTTCTTCAAATAAACTCATTTTAACTTTTTGTAACTGTAAACTTTTGC